CAATTCACGAGCCTTGATCTTGGTCTTACGAATACGAGCGTCGTCAACCATCTCCTGGTACTTCTCAGTTACCGAGATGTCACTCATTGGTACGCCATAAATACGCTCAATGTCGTAAGGTGAAAATAGGTACATGTCGTCACCATTCTTAGCAAGTTCAAGAGTGATGTCTGGGATAACCACTCCAAGACTTAGAGTCTTAATACGCATCTTCTCGTCAGCGTTCTCACGCTTGGTGTCTAGGAAGCGTAGGATGTCTGGGTGGTGAGCGTTTAGGTAAACAGCACCTGCACCTTGACGAGCACCCAACTGGTTTGCATATGAGAATGCATCTTCAAGCATCTTCATGACTGGAATTACTCCAGAGGACTGGTTCTCAATCTTCTTAATAGGGGCACCAAGTTCACGTAGGTTCGTAATGTTAAGTGCAACACCACCACCACGCTTTGACAATTGTAGTGACGAGTTAACTGCACGAGCAATCGATTCCATGTTATCCTCAACACGAAGTAGGAAGCAGGAAACATACTCTCCACGCTGCTTACGTCCTGCATTTAGGAATGTAGGAGTTGCTGGCTGGAATCGACCTGTAATGATTTCCTCTACAAGATCCTTAGCCAACTGTTCGTCTCCACGTGCAAGCATGAGTGCATTCATAACAACACGGTCCTCAAAACGTTCTAGGTAACGCTCACCGTCAAATGTTTTTAGTGCATACTGAGTGTAGAACTTGTAGGCACCAACGAATGTTGGAAAACGGAACTTGTGTCCATATGCTTGCTTAAATAGTTCCTTTGTGAATTCAAATGAATACTGATCTAGAATCTCATTCTCATAATATTCATGCTCAACTAGATAGTGTAGTTTCTCTTCAAGACTGTGGAAGAAAACTGTATTTAGATTTACGTGATCAAGAAAATACGCCCTTGCTGCCTCCTTGTCCTTATCAAACTGAATCTTTCCTTCTGATGACCATAGATTCAACATGGCGTTTAGTTCATGATAACTGTAATTATCCATTTAGTTGTTCCAACCTTTCCTGTACTCTTTGTACGTCTTCTGACGTTCCAAATATTTCTACCCTGGCAATTATAGGGACACCAGTCTTCCCTGAGATTATCTCTGCAGCCTTGCAGTAATGCTCTCCAAAATTTGTATTTCCAAAGCCTATAATGCCCTGGAGAAGATCCCTATTGCTAGGAATATTTAAAAAGTGTCGAACCTGTCTGGGGATTGCAGACTTTTCGCTACCTCCACCATAAGTCGGAACACAAAGAATATAGCCGTTACTGACAATAGTAGGACTACTAGCATCCCAATCAATAGGAATGCGAATAATGTTTCCAAATTCATAATTAATCTTTTCTACAAATCGTTTAGTGTTCCCCGAATAATTTGAGAAGTACACAATATCTAGTGACATCTATTTTAACTCCTTTTTTAAAATGGGGATAGAAAAGGGAGAGAGCCGAAACCCTCTCCCTAATCAATTATACCTCAATTACTTGAGTAGTGCAACCTTAGCCTTTGGGAACTTCTTGTTCCACTTAACAGCAAGAGCGTTGTACTTCTTCTTGTTACCCTCAGCCTTAGCCTCAGCAAGAGCCAACTTTGCAGTTAGGTCTGCAATAGTTGCCTTAGCAATAGCAAGTTCTGCATCCTTCTCTGCTACAAGAGCAGCAAGGTCTACAACCTTAAGAGTACCACGAACAAAACCAGTAGGTGCAGTAAGACCAGTAACAGCAGTTGCTACAGTAGCAGTTGCAATTAGGTCATAAGATCCAACGGTAAGTCCAGTTAGTTCCTTGGTAGCAACACCGTCAGCACCAGAGGTGATTGAATAGGTGTTGGTAGTAGTTGCACTTACAACCTGAAGTGCTACAGCAGAACCAGAAACGGCGTTACCAAATACGTCAGTACCAGTAACGTTTACCTTGGCAGTTGTGCCAAGAGCAGCAGTTGGTGCGTCTACCTTAATAGTGTTAAGAGCACCAGCAGTACCCTTGACATAATAAGTAGTGGTTACACCATCTGCGGTTACAGCAACAGTTCCAGTCTTAGTAGTCTTAGTGAATACGAAGATGTCAGCAGTAGTACCAGTACCAGTTGCAATGGTAACAGTTGCTGAACCTGAAGAAGCGGTTGCTCCAGTTAGAGTGGTAAGCAGTAGTGCATCAGTAGCGGTTGCTACAACGTTGCTTCCAGTTGCAACGCCAGTAAGAGCAATCTTAAGAGCGTCAGTTGCATCTACAGAGTTGTCTGCAGGTACAGGAAGTGCCACTGCGTTAGCAGCGGTGGTTGGTGCGGTTGCTACAGCGGTAGCGTTTACTGTCAGTGCTGCGGTTGCAGCGTTAGCAGGTGCCACAAGAGTGGTCGCTGCTAGCACCATTGCAGAGGCAATGGCAATTAGTGGCTTCTTTAGTGAAGTCATTTTTCTCCTTGTTTTCTAGATTAGATCGAACCTAGCCAAATATTCTTTAACGTCTTTCGGCATAGGTTTATATTGTATCACACCGTTTTGATCTGTGTCAAGTGTCTGTTTTGGTCTGTCCCTAAAAGTATGAATCTCTACCTCAAGGTTTTGGTCCTTTGGGGTGTGTGATATAGCCCCAAATATAGCCCCACAAACAGCGTCTGCCAAGTCCTTAGAGGACTTTCTTGGGTGATCAACCCTATTCTGTTTTACGATTTTTAGTTCTGTCAACTCTTCAAATAGAAGGTCGATTGCTGGCATTACTAGGCGATCTTCATATACTAGCATCGCCATGTCTTCGTAGTGCTTCTTGGCAACAGAAACAGTCTCAGTTCTCATTCCCACCTGTTTCAGTTCGTTCTGAATGTCAAATGACTGCCAGCGGTCAAAAGACACCATTCCTATGTTAAACCCTAGTCTTCTTAGGTTTTGAATCCACTGCTTGACCTCTGAAAGGTTTACTGGACCCTCCACCCTTGGCTCCCACCAGGCTACAGCATCTACAACTACAATAGGTGCTACCTGATTATAGTCTTTTAGAATTTGTAGGTTTACCCATTTGTCTACGTGAGCAATTGCAACAGCACACTTGTCGTGCTTCTGTGCAAGGTCAGCGTGGACATAATAAATTTTATCAGGGTCTGGCTTAAATGATTCTTCGAATCTTCTGTGAGTGTCCAAAGGATTTCTAATACTCATTGCAGCACGGACCTTGTCTTCTTGTTTAAAGAATCTGTCAGAGGAGAATGTTGGCACACAAGCAAAGCGTTGCATAGCATCGCCCATATCAGTAAAGAATGCCAACTTAAAGTCATCGATTTTGCGAGTAGGGTTTACAACCCAGGTTGGACGCTTAAGAGCAAACATGCCTGGATACTTGTATGAAATAATTGTTTCTTCATCCCACTCAATGTCCAGATAGTTTCCTTCTTGGTCTTCTGGCAAGTCTGGATTCATAACAAATCTGTGATTCTTTGTCACCACTTCTTTCTCAGCAATTACTGCTTCGTATCTAGATGAAATAAAGTCTCCTGGGTAACGAGGAAACGATAGCAATGCAACCTTGCCTAAGTCTGGGAAACGAGAGTCTACAGACGCACGGAACGCTTTGTAAATGTTGTCAGCAGTCTTACCTTGATCATTTCCAGTTCCAATCTCTGTAGCAAATCCAGAGATCTCGTCAAGTACCGCCAACAAAAGGTTAAGACCCTCGTGGGACTCTCTTTCGGAGTGTCCTGAATAAACAGTGATAGATTTATCAAACTCAATAGATTCTGCCTTGGCGTAGAACTTTCCAGCAAACCAAGGCGATTTCTCAATTTTAGTCTTAAAGCCTTTAAAGAATACATTCTTCGCTTGTTGTGCGTTAATCGCAACGTTAATAATGTCAATGGCATCGCCACTAGGTTTACCAAAATACCGTGCAGGATCTTTAAGACAAAGTAACTTGTAGACAATGTAGGCACACGCAACAGTTGAAGTAAAGTCTTTACCAGACCCCTTGCCCAATTGGAGAATGACTTCGTTCTTGGTGTATTTGTTGTAGTATCGTTTTCCATCGGTTTCTCCCATCAGTTCTACCAAATCTTCAAGCCTATAAATCTGACTCATTGCTTCAACGATATCATATTGTACTTGAGATAGTGGTGGCTGTCCTAGATACTCTTCGCCCTCAACAAACGTCTTAGCATCTACAGGACGCTCTGCAAAGTTGTCGGACTTAAGTGCTTCTAGAAAATCATCAAACATCGTTGCTTACCACCACAGTGATGACTTCTTTGTCTTTAGACACTTCTGAAAGCCTACGCATAATCTTGTCTCGTACTTCTGGATGCTCTGCAGCGATGTCCTTTAGGATACCCACAAGAATTTCCTGACGGTTTTCAATGGCAATCATCTCTTCTGCAAGTTCCTTGTTCTCAAGCAGACCTGCTTTTTGCAGCATGTCAATACGCTTAGACTCAAGGTCCATGACCAACTTAATACCTGCAGTCTTGGCACCAAGGTTAGCAGTTGTAGTCGCATCGTCAATCACTTCGTATGCTTTTTGAATTAGTTTAGAATAGTGGGTATCTGCACCAACAAGTGCTTCCTTTGCACGAGCACGAATTGCTGCATTGTCTGCAGCCATGGCTCTCCACTCATTAATGTAAGCCATGACCTTTTGACGTGGCATAGCAAGTTCTTTAGAGATCTGGGTAGGCTCATTACCTGCCAGATACTTTTCTACAACCTTGTTAACTTCGTCAAGGTGTTCTATTGTCAAGTCTTCAAACGACACGCTTGGCTCTCTTTCCTCTTTGTGGGACACGCTTAACCATCTCTGGCTTAAACGACCTACTGGCACCTGGAGTGTTTCTGAAAACCTCAAAGCAGTCTATCCAGGTTGCACCTGTTTCAGTATTGGTAACAAAACTGTCAAACTTAAACTTTAGTCCATATTGTCCTACTACTTTAATTATATCACCACGGACAATTTCAAATCCGTCAATGACGATTTTGTCTTGACGAACAAATTTCTTTGCGACTTCTGGAATTTCAAACTTTGCTTTACGAGCCATGATTATTCTCCGTAATTTTTCCTGACACTATCTTTGT